CAACATCTACTTCACTGGTTATTGATACTGGTGCAAGAGTAGCCGCAGTAGCCGCCCCCATCATATAACGAGTAGTTGCACTTGTAGATGCAGCACTCCCTAAAAATGCGGTAGTTGCTCCTGTGTATCCTGCTTGCAGGGCTGAATTTGACCCTAGTGTACCAGATATTCGCATTGCAAATTCCCAGACCTTTGCACCCGGAGGTAGCTTACCGAAAAGAATTTCAGTTTGATCTGCTGTAGATGCAGTTACGAATGTATCATGTAAAACACGCACACGACCCCCTTGCGTTGCGACATCAGTCAGCTTTGCAGGTTTTGTAACGTGACGTTTTTTATGATTTACAGCATATTGATTTGCCATATTGTCCTTTCAAATGTTAAGGGTTAAGCAGTTTTGAAACAGTCGATTTGAATGACCATTTCTTCCCAAACCCTAGTTGCTCCAATATCCATTTCAAAATATGCATATGGAACGAAAGATTTGTCAGAACGTCTTTCAATCTCAGTAATTGGTTCTTCCCAAGAACAGAAAGCCAGCCCTTGCGGATGAAATGCAAGAACCTTTTCAACCAATGAGTCTCCACTACCCGTAGTAGGCATGTTCTCATACCTGATGAATTGAAACCCGGCAAAAAAGTTTGTTTGCCCTTCTACCAATGCACGAATATTATTATAATCCGCACTTTGGACTTGTGTTGAGTGCAGTAATGCTTCGATCTGAGATGCAGAACACACTATGAAATAAAGTGGATTACCACCTTCATCATACTGATCTGCTTCCTGCTCAGAAAGAATCCTGCGAGCCTTTAACAGCTTATCTATTGACAAAACCGATGCATCATCAGCAGTATTTTGAATACCACTCATAGTATCTGATCTTGTGCCAAAAAAGAAATTCTTGGCAATAAACTGTTTAGGGAAATTAGTATCATTCCAGACTATTTCGGTTGCACCGTCCATTGCTCCACCATCTGATTCGTATGCTGAACCAAAAGCGGCATCAACGATTGTAGCATCCATCTTACGAGCCATAGCCATAGACGTAGCTTCTGCATAAGGCTGAAAGACATCATAGTTCATTCTACGAGTGTCAAAACCTTCTACAAAGAATCCAGCATTTTTAGGCTGTGCTGATACTCTCCTACGTTTATGGGAAATCGCTTGTACAGGTGAATCTGCAAAACGTGCAACTTTATCGAGTGCTTCGTTAGTTCCGATCTTATCAATGAACTCGGCTACACCACGACAGTCTGGCTTATTTGTTACAAAATTACGCAACCTCGTTGTCTTCTGTTGAAGAGCATGTAATACATCAGCAGAGTACCGATGTATATAAGAGGTTTCAATGTCATAAAAATTAGCCATATTGTTACCATTATGAAAATTAGTTAAATCACAACACCTAGTGATTATCCATAAAGGGTCACAACAGACTTTTCAGCAGGACAAAATGTTTATCTGCCTATTATCTTTTCTTCGGTACTACCTCCACTATGGAGGGTGATATGTTATCTTACTCTGCGCTGATTAGGATAAGCCTGTTTAAACAGTCTTTCCATTTTATTCATTGCAGTTTTATGTCCGGGGTCTTTATTGTCCCGATACGACTTAGAAAATTCTTTGTCACTATACAAGGCCTGAATCTCTTGCTGTGCTTGTTCTGGAGAAAGCTGGCTACTGCCAAGTCCTGTCCCCACAACTAAAGAATCTTCGCCCATAAGTTCGCCAACTTTAGCAAAGACACGGAGCATTTCAGGATGATTTCCCATGCCTGACTCATCCATAAGCTGACTTAACTCTGGTGTTGCAAACTGAGCAAATGCCCTTTTTGCATAATCCATTTTACCATCATAATTCTTACCCCATTCTTTTTGGAGTTCCATTGTGGTATTAGTTCTTAATTCTTCTAAACCATTTTGGTGTGCTTCTTCTTGCTCCTCTTGAATATCACCATATAGTTTTAGAATATTATTTGCTTGATCTTGTGTAAGACCAGTATCATGAGCAAACTCTCTAAATCCGTCTAACTCACCATTTTGATCACCAAATTCGTAATCTTTAAAATGTTCTGGTCTTCCAATTTTATTATAAAAATCATCCCATTTTTCGCCTTCACTTGGGATTGCTACCATGTTATCAGGATTCCCACCAATCATTTTGACTGCATTAACGTAGGACTTTGCAAGTTTATCTACTGAATCAAAAGTCTTTAGACTTGGTTCTTCCCTTAAACCCGGAGGCATTTGGGATGCTTGAAATTCTATCGGAATATATTCTTCCGATTGTGTAGATTCATCGCTTGCCACTTGTCCTGATTCTTCAGGGGCTTGAGCTTCTTCTGTCATAATTAGTTATTAATAGGGTTATCTTGCCTTTTTGATCGGGCAAGTTCTTGTTGATCATAGCGTGCACGAAACACTCTAAGATCAGTATCCACCAACTCTAGTATTTTTAATATTACACTACGCTGACCTTCTTGCCAAGCGGCTAGATATGGATCAGCAGTTGGTGTAGTTTTAAAAACAAAATGGTCTTTAACCAATTTTGTTAACACTTCTTGACCTTCTTCTGTTGAGAAACACTCTTTAAATATTTTTCTTGTATGTGTTTCTCTATCAAACCAGTTCATTAATATTCTTTAACAATACCTCTATGATCACCAATGCCATGTTTAATGTGGCATGATGTACAATACTTTGTTTTTTCAACAGACAAACCTACTGGTAATTTAGCTTTTCTACCTAAATGTTTCTCATAAACCTTATTTATAGCTTTTGTGACATGCAAGTTATATTTTTGTCCTACTTTTTCTCTTCTTTTTAAATACTCTGCTATTCCTTGTGGGGGTAGCCATTTATCAGGAGACTTTGCGCCTTTTGCATAATTTGTCTTATGAGTTGTCATTTCGACAACTTCTGGATCATGAGAATATTGATTTTTTAATGACGTAGGCCAATTATGCCCACCAAACCTAAATGCTTCATGTATTGCAGTTTCATGATCTCCTGCAAAATGACGTAATATCGGACTTGTAAAACTTGAATGAACATCTTTTATCCATCCTTGACTTTTATTCCTTTGTCGGTTTAACCGTGCCGCTTGAGGTTTTGTTTCAGTAACAAATTTCTTCCGATTCTCCCAATTTCCCATACGATTAAAATGTTCTTTAATAGAACGATATAAAGCACTTTTTCTGCTAGACATTAAGCCCCCTCTCTAACACTTTCTGCTTGTGCAGTTTTCTGATTAACATCTGCGGCTACTTGTGCCTGTTGCATTTGTTCCTGTGCCTGTCTTTGGCGTTGTTGTTCTGCAACCATTGCATCCACTTCTTCTTTAGACCTAATATTTGAAACTGGCACTTGTAGAACTTCCGCAGTATTTTGCAATATCTGATGAGTATTAAAATACATTGGAATAGTTTGATCTATCTGTGCAAGTGGTAATATCATCTCAAACATTTGGTTCATAGAACTTATTTCTGTTGATCTCATTGCAATAGAAACTGGATTCAAATATTCAATTCTGAATGATCTCTCCATTTCTTCAGGCATTTCAGGCAACAAAAATGACCGCATTAATATATTAACAGTTCTTCTGATTAGTGGATCTAAAAATTCTGCTTCTTGTCTAGCTAAAATTGGCCCAAGTACAGGCATTCTCTGTCTCATCCGTACTGAAACTTCAGTTGCAGAAAACCTCATTACATCACCATCAGGTGCAACAGGGCCGGGTAATTCAAGTAAATCTAAGAAGTATCCTTCTCTTATTGCCTGAGTACATTTTGCACTAAGACGTTCTGCATAGTCAGGTCTTGCATTAGTAGGTGCTTCAAAGATCATATCCTTGCCCCCCAGACCGACTGAGTAGTAATTAATAGCATCGGGTGTGGTATCTAGGGGGTCTAAGAGTCCAGAATCGGGGACGAATAGAGGCGGAGAAACCGATTTCTGAACTGCTTTTAAATACGTTTTATCAACTTCTGTAATTAACCTTATATCAGGCATTATTTCCCATGTTGGCCCACGACCATATATTTCACGATCTGATCTTTCCCATCTGGCACAAATATAAGGCATTTCATCATAACCACCAACATTTAGAATAGTTTTATTTTCTTTTAGATAATGTACTGATATATAAGCCTTTTTAAAATTCTTTTCATTTGGTATATGTTCCATAACTGTCCATGTAGGCAATACTGCATGAACAACATCATATTCATCAAGCATTTTTTCACCCATACCTTTTTGAATAATTTCAGGCGGTAAAAACTGGGGATTAAATCTTGATATTATATCTTTAGCGGTTTGCTTGTAGTTACGGAAAACTGTGTCAATTTCCATCTCACTTCCGCTACCCAATATACAATCCGAAAGAGGGAAATTACGATAACGAGGGCCAAAGCCGGGAACATCCTCAACAAAAATAATACCAGTACCGAATGCACCAGCTTCCAAATAGTATTGAAAAACAGCACTCTGAAAGTTTGAAATAGGTCTTGACATATGGTGCTGAATAATCTTTGTTGCTTCTTCAATCCATAATGCGACATTTCTATCCTTATCAAGATTTGTATGACCACTAGATAATTTAAACCATTCTGCACCCATAGGAGTAAAAACATTATGGATATTAGATGCAAACCTTTTAAGAAGTCTCATTGCTGACCCCTCAAAAGCCATATCCATACGTTCTGCCCCTCTAGAATGAGTTGTTGTAAAGTCTGAACGATGTGGCAAGACATATTCAGAAATATCCTGCCATTGTCGTTCCCAAAGACTCCTATTATTTTTAAGTTTTTCGTGATGCCGATCTAATACTGGCCCTAATGGACTTTGTTGATTAGCCATGAATTTCCTAAATTAAATATTATTTAAAGTTTTCCTGCTGAACCAGACCCAGAATGATATGCAGTACCCATTTGAACTTCTCGTTTACGTCCTTCTGTTAACAATGTTGCATCATTTTCTTCTTCACCAGTTGGGCCAAGATCACGAGGTTTACCAGCATCATCTACATAACCACCATCACCTGTCACTACTTCTTTACCAAATTGTGCCAATTTATCTAATGGATTCCTTACCCCTTCTACAATACCAGTAGCAGTAGCACCAACATTATCTGTTAAAAGACTTATACCTCCGGGCAAGTCTTCAAATGAACCCCCGGGTGCAGGAATATTTGGAATAGGTATATCTGGAGGATTTAGCTGTGGTATATTTATATCAGCAGTACGTGGATCCAAATCAATTTTTATTTTAGGTGGTTTCCACCCGCCAAACGAAAATCCCATATTATCTCCTTTATTTAAAATTATGCATAAGCATGATTACCACTTTCATAGTAATCATAATCACTAATTGCTCGTCTCGGTCGTTTTTTAGGCGATCCAGTTGCGGCATATTTCAATGACTGAGAGGCATACCTAGTTGCACTCATCAAGTCATCATGAACTTTAACTATTTTACCATCTTTCCGATGATACATCCTAACTTCTTCAAACCACAAGTTAAGATAATTAAAAACCCTGAATCTACCAGTTTGCATTCTTGACAGCATATCCATAATTCCGGGTTCTACTGCAATGCCACCTTCAGGATTCTCAAAGTGTTTATGGATCATATTTAATCCCTGTTTCCTGTATAATTCTGCTAATGGTCTGCCTGATCCCTTATCATGCTGTGAACCATCATGAGGCCATACGACAGGAATCCATTTACCACGTTCCCTTATTGCCGCACCATGAACTACAG